ATGATTGATAGACAAAAGGATTAAAAGATGAAAATAAACCAAATTGCAAGCAAACCACAACTGATCAAAGTTGTTTTAGATGATGAAGCCACGATCAAAGAACTTGGTGAAGAACTAGAGTTCTGGACTTGGGATCGTCAACCCCTGGACAAGTTTATGAAACTGGCCAGTGTGAAACAAGACAACCCAGCAGAAATTATTGATGTGGTTCGTGATTTAATCTTGGATGAAAATGCCAAGATTGTTATTCAAGGCGATGTAATGTTGCCCACACAGATTCTTGTGCGTTGTATTCAAAAGGTCACTGAAGCCCTGGGAAAGTAATCAGCGAGGAGCCAGACTGGGGTAGTCAAAACACCATGATGATTTTGACTATTCACAACCTCGCTAAAGCATACAAAGTCTTACCCTGCGAGGCTCTGGCTCGTAGTAATACATTTGATTTGTATGTGTTGGATGTGGCCACAAAATGGCAGTTACATCAGCAAAAGATGGCTGACCAAGAAAACAAATATCCTGGCAAAACAGTTTCACACAATCTCACAGTGGATCAAATGCAGGCCATGATAGAAAGAGTTAGAACAAGGAGCAACAATGCTAATATTCAAAAGGCAGTTTGACAAGATGACACCTGATCTTCAGCGCATAGGCAAAAGTATGCCTCAGGTGCGTAAAGATGCTTACAACTTCTTTGTGCAGACAACACCCAAGGATACTGGCAATGCCCGTCGCCGTACAAGACTTGCTGGTGACACCATCAGAGCGGACTATCCATATGCTAGAGTGTTGGATCGTGGATGGAGTAAACAAGCACCAAGAGGTATGACTAGGCCTACCATTGAATTTCTTAAGGCCATGTTCAACAAGGTAATAAGGAAAAGATAATGAGCGACTTAAGATATAGTGTAAGCATTGACACCAAGGCAGCAGAAAGCAGTCTTAGTAATTTGACCAAATTGGCTGCTGGCTTTGGAGCGGCTGTGACTGCTGGCTTTGCCGCAGTGAGTGTGGGCAGTGTTATCACACAATTCCAAGACCTACGCACCAGCCTACAAATTCTATACAAAGATGCGGCTCTGGGCAATGCTGTGTTTGCAGACATTCAGAATTTTGCCAAAAGCAGTGTGTTCAGTGTGGCAGATCTAACGCAGACAGTGATCAAACTGCGTGCCGCAGGTCTAAACCCTACCATTGCACAGTTACAATTATTTGCTGATGTGAGCAGTGTGGCCGCAGACAGTGTGGGCGCACTACAGGCCATTACTGATCTGTATGCAAGAACTACTGCTGGTGGATTAGGCCTAGAAGATCTAAACAGACTGGCTGACCGTGGTATTCCAGTATTTGATATCTTAGAAAAGAAAATGGGTCTCAGCCGTTTGCAGATTGCCAAGATAGGACAAACTGCTGAAGGCGCACAGGTCATATTGCAGGCCCTAGAATCAGGACTAAATGAAACATTTGGTGGAGCCAGTGAACAGCGTAGTAAAAACCTAAGTCAAGCAATCAGCAACTTGAATGACAGTCTTGCTAACTTTAGTGATCTCATAGGTCGTGGTGGACTCACTCAAGGCCTAACAAATCTTACCACAAGTTTTGGTCAAATGGTGACCTTCTTGCGTCCATTGGCCATTGTAATTGGCACAGTGTTAGGTGGCGCACTACAAGTGCTGGCTGAAAATCTCAAATTAGTCACTGCTGTGGCTGTGGGCTTCTTTGCTGTGATGTCAGTGGCTGCCGTGCTGAGACTGGCTCAGGCATTTGTATTGTTCAATGCTGTGCTGGGCAAGAACCCCATTGTGAAACTGGCGTTGTTTGCCGCTGGCGCTGTCACAGCGTTTGTGGCCATGGAAAAGGCCACTGATGACTTTACCAAACAGTTTGATGAACTAAACAAAACATTAGACAGTGGTGGCGGTGGATTGACCAATGGCAAACTGGCTGATGGCACACAAAACTTCAAAGCACAGGTTGTAAACCTAAATGAACAACTAAAACAGTTTAATGTTGACATGGCATCACTTGTGACATCATTTGCTCGTTACAATCAAGAAAATATTCAAGGCATTAAACTTGCAACTGAACTGATTGGCAGTGGTGAAGAGTTGCGTAAAATTCGTCAAGCAGAAGTTGAGATCAATCAAAGAGCACAACAAGAAATTGCCAAACTCACAGAAGCCAAAGCCAAACTTACTGCTGAAGAAAAGAAAGAAGGTCGTGGTGCCACTATTGATGCTACCATTGCCAAGATTAAACAGCAAGCAGAAGAAGATATCAAAGCCACTGAAGAGGCTATCAAGAATGGCGAACGACGAATTCAATCACGCAAATTAGAAGAGTTTGCAGTTAAAAATCAAATTGATGTCAACAAAGACCTACGCAAGATACAAGACGACATTGCCAAGAGCACAATGAGCGAAATACAGCGTAAAGAATATGACATCCTGGCCGCAGCCAAAGAGCGAGCACAAGTAGAAATTGAAGCAGAACAAACACGCCGTCAAAGTTTATTAACTGATGCTGAAAAGCAAAAGTATTATGACGCCGCACTCAAAGGCACAGAAAAACTCATTGGTGCTGAACGCAAACTGTATGAAGGCAGTAGAACATTCAGCGCAGGATGGAACAAGGCATTCCGCGAATACACAGACAATGCTACCAATGCAGCCAAACAAGCAGAAAGAATGTTTAGCAAGTTTACCAGCGGACTGGAAGACCTAATTGTGAACTTTGCCAAGACAGGCAAGTTTGAATGGAAGAGTTTTGTTTCCAGCATGTTGGAAGAACTGTTACGCAGTCAGATCCAACAGACATTTGCTGGCATCATGAAAGGCATGAGTAGTAGCATGGGTGGTGGTGGCGGTGGCATCCTAGACATGTTGGGTGGACTGTTTGGAGGTGGTCAAACACCAGGAGCCAGTCCACAAAATCCCATGTATGTGATTGACCTCAGTGGAGGTGGCGGTGGTGGAGGCGGTGTTCCGTTCTTGTCAGGTGGTGGAGATAGTGGTGGTGGATTCCTTAGTAGCATAGGCAGAGCCGCTACTGGCGCATGGGATACTATTAGTAGCATGGGTTCCAGCATTGTGTCAGGCATCAGTGATTTGTTTGGCGGCTTCTTTGCTGGCGGTGGTATGATTCCATCAAATAAATTTGGCATAGTTGGAGAATCTGGACCTGAGTTGATTGGCGGCCCAGCAAACATTACACCAATGGGCGGTGGCAATGTGACCTACAACATCAATGCAGTAGACGCCATGAGTTTCAAAGCATTAGTGGCACGTGATCCAGGCTTTATACACGCAGTGGCCATGCAAGGTGCTATGTCAGTACCAGGGAGATATTAATTATGAGTTTTCAATGGATTTTTGATTATGCTGAAACAATTAGCATGGAACGCAAACCAGTAGTGGCCAGCACAGTGGCTCGTGATGGTACCGTGCGTTCAGTAAACAGAGGCAATCAGCCTTGGCGCTTTGACATCAAAGTACCAGATGGTATCAGTTGGACTGTTCTAAGACAATACATCAGTCAAGCAGAAGCATTGGATCGTCATACCAGTGGCAGTATCACTTTGAACAATGCTGGACTAACATGGTTAGTAGGTTATCAAGGCAACAGTGTAAATTCAACTGGTTTTGTGGCCACAATTACTCAGGGTTCAAACACAATTACATTGACCTCAAGTCCAACTACCAGCAGTGGTTTTAAATTCCGTGCTGGTGATTTCATACAACTGGGCACCACAGGCAAAGTTTATACTGTGGCTGCTGATGTGGCATTCAACAGCAACACAGTGATTTTGCATCGTCCAGTGTTAGAAAGTTCTGGCAGTTCAATATCTTTGAGAGTTGGTTCAAATTGCACAGTAACAGTGATTTGCCAACAGTTTCCCAGTTGGACTTTGATGGCTCGTGACCAAGTGAGTTGGAGCGGACCATTTGTATTCTATGAGGTACAGTAATGGCCATTGACCTCAGCAATTATACCTCAATAGGTACTGCATTGGTTGCGGCAATCACTGTGGAAAATTACAAACAAAATGCAGGTGATCCTTTTACCAGCACAGTATTGAGATTCAGTGATTACAATTATCCCCTAACTGTAAATGGCAACACTTATCTGGGCTTGGGCAAGTTTGTGGGCATCACATCTACCACCAGTGAATTAAAGTCCAGTGCAGGACAGATTACCATTACCATCAGCGGTATTCCAAATACCAGTATCAGTGAAATTGTAAATTCAAGAATCAAAGGATCGCCTATTCAAGTG